GCACGTCGTAAATCATTTTGTGCTCGTATGGGTGGTATGCCTGGTCCTATGGAGAAAAACGGTAAGCCAACTCGCAAGGCACTAGCTCTACGAAAGTGGGATTGCTAATGGCTAAAAAAGTTTGGAATACAAAAGATCCTGATGGAGGAAAGCATAAGAAGCTTTCTCCAGCTAAAAAGTCTGCTGCTAAGGCACGTGCTAAAGCTGCTGGTCGTCCTTACCCTAATCTTATTGATAATATGGCGGTATCAAAGAAAAAAGGTAAGTAATGACTACTAAGAAAAAAGCTGTAGCAGGCGGCAAAGAATACAAAGGTTCTGCTGCCAATGGTGGTCGTAAAATTATTGTCGAGCATTATAAAGAAAACGGCGTGTGGAAAACCACATCTAAGAATGCTGCTCGTGCTAAGTATGAAAAAAAGCACGGTAAGCTAGCCAAGGGCACAGACGTGGATCATAAGAATAATAACCACGATGATGATAGCTCAAGTAATTTGCGCCCATTAAAACACGGCAAGAACACAGCTAAAGAAAATAAACGTAGAGCAGGTAAGAAATGAATACTATTGGTAATGAGGGTAACGGGCGTAATCTCCCGTTATTTAATGCGATTAATTCTAGTGGCATGCGGGGAGAAAATTTTGTTAACAGCCCCGCTAAAGAAGATTACAGTCATGGATCCTCTTATTGGGATGATAAAAAATATGGACATGAAGCTCCAGATGGAACTGTGCATCCTCAGCGCTATGCAGATCGTAAGAGAGAACGAGAAGAATACGCAAAAAGTAAAAACAATTAATAAAAAAGGCCCCAGTTACGGGGCCTTTTCTATTTTTGTCTATTAAACCGAGGGTACTGCTTTTAACCAGTACTGAACTACTCCACTATATCGCTGGTTTTTACCAGCTCTCCACGCTGTCCAATTTTTGCCTCCAGCAGACATTTTAAAGGCTATCTGGGCGTTGGTAACGGGATCATATAGGTCTTTGGCTGAACTAAGCTCATATTGGCTTATACGGGCTTTTAAAGGCCCATATACGTTGATCTGGAAGATACCGTAGGAATTATCTCCGGTACGGGCGTTGCCGTTGTGAGATAGGGGGTTTCCACGTGATTCTTTCATAGCAACAGCCCAAGCAATCTTTAAACTTTGACCTCTAAAACCAGTTAGGTGTAGAAGATCATATAGTTGTTCCTGGGTTAGTTTAGTCATCCTAGAGTATTTCATTATGGGGCTCACACATGCGGGAGCTACCTTTGCTTTGACAGCATTAGCTGTCTGAGTAAATGTATTTGTTATAACCAAGGTAACGGCCATAACTATTACAAATAATTTGCTTTTTCCATTAAAATTCACACTATCTCCTAGGCTAGAGGGCCAACCCGAATCTTTTACCTACTGTCACTAGATAAAAAATAGCCCAGCGTCTGTCTGCCGAGCTAGTTGCAACCCTTTTGTTACGTAGTTAGTGTTAAGAGGTTTTATCCCCTTAATAAATACTATACCAGTAAATACAGGGTCTAAGCAACATAGAGTCTGATATGATGTATGCTTATACTATTGAAATACGCTTAAAGGAGCAAAATATGACAAAATGCGTGCATTGTGATGCTGACGCTACATATCTTGTAGAAAATCCGGGAACAAATGCCCAAGAATTTTGTGACGCACATCTCCCTGGATTTCTTAAAAATAAGAATTATGGATTTGTAAAAGAGATCCAACCTGAGGTAGAATTTGCTGTGGAACCTGAGGTTGTTGAAGAACCTGTTACTCCTGTTAAGAAAAAAAGAAAAAAGGCTGTCGCTGTAGTTGAAGAGACTCAGCCGGAATAATGAGAATTCAGAGGGTAATAACTAAACAAGGTCATCCGGTACCAAAAACTGCTGGAAACGCTAAAGGCCCCTTTCCACCAGAAATTTTTAGAACTCCAGAAGTTATAGTAGACTATATTCCATTGGATGATGATACTCCTGTGGGCGGCACAGCTCAAAATAATTTTATAGAACCTCGTTCTTTTAAGTGCAGGTTTTGTGAAGAAGTTATGTTTGAACATAAGACGGCGGATCATGTATGTGAGGATATAGAAGATGGCGAAGACTCGTGATATTGGAAGTTTTTACTGGCACCCTATGGTGTACCCTGTAAAACCTCCTGTACTATTGGATAGGGCAGAAACCCAAGAGATTGACGGAAAATATCGTGGGGGAAAAGGTTGGGCAATTCGTTTACCGTTTACCAGATTATCTATAGTCGTAGGTAAATGGGGACAGGCGTATGAAGAAAGAGCCGCACTTACTAGAGCTATTAATGGTAGAGCTATTGAAGAGAAGGCTTTTGATTGGGACACAGTAAGATACGGGGCAGAGTATGAAGATCTTTAATCGTAAAACAAAGCACACTAATGAATTAACTAAGGTTAAGCGAAGAGTGAGTAGCTTACCTACATCAGAACTTATTGGGTGGACAGACCAAACTATTTATTCTATTGGTCGTAATCTATCAGCATGGCAGAAAAGTCAAAACCAAAGCTCATTAGATGAGGCCCAATTAGGTGCGGAAGTGCTACACGCTATTCTAGACACCCTTAAAGAAAGATCTGTGTAATGGAAGAAATTGAAGATGATTTTGAAGAGATTGAACAAGAAGAAGATTTAGATCTTGAAGAGGGTGATTTACCTGAAACACCTGAGCCGGAGATGGACGAACTTTCTAAAGAGTTTGTAAAAGCTTTGGTTGATAAAATTATGCAGTTTATGGAGCTTCTTGTAGGACACGAACTTCACCCCTATCAAAAGCCTTTAGCAAGGCGTGTTATTGAGTCTGTAATTATTAATGATGGAGAAGAAGTAACTGCTTTAGCTTCTCGTCAGTCTGGGAAGTCAGAAACTATTGCTAACACTGTAGCAACTCTTATGGTTATCCTTCCCCGCTTAGCTGTTATGTACCCGGAGCTTCTGGGTAAGTTTGGTGATGGAATTTGGGTGGGAATGTTTGCTCCTGTTCAAAACCAGGTAGAAACACTATATGGTAGAACAGTTTCTCGTTTAACTAGTGAGCGTGCTATGGAAGTATTTGGGGATCCAGAAATTGATGATATCCCCACCAAAACTCCAGGTGTAACTAAGAACATTAAGTTAAAGAAGTCTGGCTCAACTCTTATGATGATGACAGCTAACCCACGAGCTAAAATTGAATCTAAATCGTTTCACTTAATTATCATTGATGAGTGCCAGGAAGCTGATGACTTTGTAGTATCTAAGTCTATTGCTCCTATGGGAGCTTACTATAACGCTACGATTGTTAAGACTGGAACACCTACAACACATAAGAATAACTTTTATAGAGCTATTCAACTTAATAAGCGTCGTCAGACTAGTTCCCGTGCTAAGCAAAACCACTTTCAGTGGGATTGGCGAGATGTAGCTAAGGTTCAGGCTAACTACGAAAAGTTCATTAAAAAAGAAATGCTACGTATTGGTGAGGACTCAGATGAATTTCAACTCTCGTATAACTGTAAATGGTTACTTGAGCGAGGAATGTTCATCACGTCATCCATCATGGATGATCTTGGAGATACCTCTCAAGAACTCGTTAAGAGCTACTTTAGGTCGCCAATTGTGGTTGGTATTGACCCTGCCCGTAAGATGGACTCAACGGTTGTTACCGTGGTCTGGGTTGATTGGGATCGTCCTGATGAGTTTGGTTACTACGATCATCGTGTTCTAAACTGGTTAGAAATTCAAGGGGATGATTGGGAAGAACAATACTTTCAAATTCAACAGTTCTTATCTAATTATGATGTTCTAGCTATTGGTGTGGATGCTAATGGTGTAGGAGATGCGGTTGCACAGCGATTAAAGATCCTTATGCCTAGAGCTGAGGTTATTTCTGTAACTTCTAGCCCTAGTGAACAATCAAGGCGTTGGAAGCACTTACAGTCATTAATTCAACGTCAGATGGTTTCCTGGCCGGCTCATGCTAAAACCCGTAGACTTCGTATTTGGAAAAAGTTTTACCAACAAATGACAGATGCTGAAGTTCAGTATAAGGGCCCTAACTTTTTGGTGGCTGCTCCTGATGAAGCCCATGCCCATGACGATTTTGTGGATTCCTTGGCTTTAGCTTGTTCTTTAACCCAAGAAATGGTTATGCCTACCGTGGAAGTAAGCGCCAGCCCTTTCTTTTAATTATTGTATTTAAGGTGACAAAACGCTCAGTACAGTACAGAATTAAGCCTGAGGACCTCAATCCCAAACCTATAGGAGAATAAAAAATGGCAATGGAAAATATTGCACCTACTCCTCAATTCCCTGAGCGTGTAGGCACAAGTTACGAACGTAAGTTCAGCCCAGCAACACCTGGCCTTCGTGGACCACTTCGTTTCGAAGAAGGTATTGCAACAGATACAGATGTTCCAAATGATTTCCAACTTGGCTTGGATCAAGGTTATGACACACCAGCTGGTCGTCCTAACCACAATGAGAACGTCTTTGAGAAGTATCCAGAAGAGACAATGCGTGAGCGTGCTCACGTTGGTTCTGCTTCATGGGTAGAAGCACCAACATACCTTGGCGAATTTGCACAGGGTAATTTCGGTGATCACTCTCAGATCGTTATCGAAGAAGTTGTACGTTCAGGTGGCCGTTACGGTCGCATGAACCCTGCATCAGTTAACGACTAATTACTGTATACTAAGATTGTTCCGGCCCCACTAACCTGGGGCTGGAACAAGCTTAAAGGAGAGAGATGTCTAAAGGCGTTCCAAGTAATCCTAAGCTATACAATGCATTAGAGAGTCAAGCAAAAGCTAGATATCCTAAGCATAGAGGCAAAGGTAACTCTCCAGCAGCAAACAAAATGCTTAGTCAACAATGGGGAGCTATGGGCGGAACATTTGTTCCTAGTTTAAAAGATGTTGATCCTGATAAGCGTGATTATAAAAAAGAAGAAGAAGATAGAAACAAAGCAAGGGCATCACGCAAGAAGCGTGCAATGAAGAAGCAAAACTTCGTAGTTTGAGGGCAAACATGATTGGAATTAATTAATGGCCGGTGGTATTGATTTTAGTCCTCCGTCGTATAGAGCGGCGTCGAGTGATTTAACTATTTCAATTTCTCCACTAGGTCTTGTAGAACTAGCTGATGAAGAATTTGAAGTTCACGGTCCACGTTTAAATCGTTACTCACTTAACTGGGCAATGTATCTGGGTCACCACTGGTCTTATCGTCGTGAAACAGGCGAATCTCAGATGGTCTACAACTACTATCGTGCTTTTACAGATTTTATTATTAACTTTACCTTTAGTCGCGGAGTTCAGTTCCGTAGCCCAACAGCAACCGAAGCAATCATTCCAGATATCCTAAAGCGTGTATGGGAAATTGATAATGATAAGAATGGTGTTCTATGGGAAATGGGACAGCAAGGCGGAGTATCTGGGGACGTCTTTGTTAAAGTAGCTTATGAAGAGGGTTATGAAGATTCTATTGGCCAGTACCATCCAGGCCGCGTACGCGTTCTTCCCCTCAATGCTTCATTCTGTTTCCCAGAATTTCACCCACATGATCGTTCACGTTTAATCCGCTTCAAGCTTAAGTATCGTTTCTGGGGTACATCTATTGAAGGTACTCGTCAAGTCTATACATATACAGAAATCCTTACAGATGATCGTATTGAAGAGTACATTAATGATGAGCTTATTGACTCTCGTGCCAACCCTATCGGCGTAGTGCCTATCATTCATATTCCTAATACTCGTGTTTCAGGTTCTCCTTGGGGACTTTCTGATTGCCACGACGTTATTACGCTAAACCGTAACTATAACGAAGTTGCTACAGATATCGCAGATATTATTAACTACCATGCTGCTCCGGTAACAGTTATTACCGGTGCTAAGGCATCATCACTTGAAAAAGGTCCTAAGAAAGTTTGGGGCGGTCTTCCAAAGGAAGCTCAAGTATTTAACCTAGAAGGTGGCGGACAGGGGCTTACAGGCGCTCTTGAATACCTTAAGGTTGTAAAGACTGCTATGCATGAAATGATCGGTGTACCTGAAACTGCTTTGGGTCAAGTACAGCCTATTTCAAATACTTCTGGTGTAGCCCTCTCCATTCAGTACCAACCTCTGATGAATCGCTACCAACAGAAACTGGTACAATATGGGGAGGGACTACGTCGTATTAACGAATTGGTTCTTCGTACTCTTGCTTTTAAAGAGCCAGAGATGTTCACTTATAACCCAATTTATAATGGACCAATTAAGCCTAACCAGCTTACACAACTAGATTTGAACAGCCCTATCACTTATGAGACGATTGTTCACTTCCCACAGCCTCTTCCATTGGATAAGCTTATTGTCCTTAACGAAATCCAGATGAAGATGGCTATGAACCTAGAAAGTCGTGAAGGAGCGCTTCGCCAGCTTGGTGAAGAGTTCCCAGCAGAGAAGCTTGAAGAAATTCGTGCAGAACTCATTGCTGATGCAAAGGCAGACGGAGCTGTTAACTTGATTAAGCAACAGATTAACTCTGCTATCACCTCTTTGACAGGAATGATGCCAGACGGAACTACCCCTCCAGGAGCTGCTCCAGGAGATGGAACAGGTCCGGGTCCTCTTGGACAACCTGGCGTTGTTACTCCATTTGAAGAACAGACCCTAGCTCAGATGCAACAAGAACTTGTAACTGAAGCTTACGGAACTAAGCTGCCACAGTGGCGAGCTTCTGATTCTAAGGGTGGATCAGATGATGGATTCAAAGGACAAACCGATTAACTTTTAGGCTGTAAATATTATAAATATTTGTCAGACTATGTACCAAACTAAACCTCAGGTCATCGTGGCACTAATTCGGACAACGACCTCTTAAATCTAAAGGAACAATCATGTCAGAACAAGCATCTCCAGTTGTAACGGATGCAGTGGCTCAAGAAGCATTCCACATGGAAGCTCAAGGAACCCCAGCTCCTGTAACAAATAATACAGTGGCCTCTTCACAGTTCACAGAACAGAAGAGCTATACTGAAGAAGACCTTAAGCGTGTACGTGAGCAGGAAAAAAATAAGCTCTATGACACAATTGAGTCTCTTAAGGGAGAAGTTTCACTTCTCGCTAAAGATCGTGAAGAACGTCTATCAGAAGCAGATCGCCTCCGTAAGGAAGCAGAAGAAGAAGCCCGTAAAAAGGCTGAAGCTGAGATGGATACACGTCAGCTACTCGAACTAAAAGAAAAAGAGTGGCAATCACAGCTAGAAGAAGTGAAGAAGGAAAACGCACGCAATCTCGCGTTAGTAGAACGTGAACGTCAATATGCAGCTCTTACAGAGTATCGTAATCGTCGCGTACAGGAAGAACAGGATAATATTATCCCTGAGCTTGTAGATCTAATCTCAGGAAATACTCCTGAAGAGATTGAACAAAGTATTACTAGCCTTAGAGATCGATCCTCTAAGATTCTAGATTCGGCATCGCAGGCACTACAGAGCACACGTCGTGAAATGACAGGAACTCGCCCTACTTTGCCACCAACCATGGAAAACAATTCGGATCAACAACAGTTCTCTGCGGAACAAATTGCCGCAATGTCGGTTAGCGAATACGCGAAGGTTCGTGATCGTCTCGGAATGGGACGTGGCGCGGACAAAGGAATCTTTGGTTAAAAACTAAATAGCAAGTCTAATCCCCCCAACATATATGAACAAGGAGTAACACCGACATGGCATCAGCCGTAACAGGTACCGGCAATTTAGCCGCAGCACCTACAGCGTATTCTGGTTCTAACAGCCAGCTTACACAAGCAATTCAGACCATCTGGTCTAAGGAAATTCTATTCCAGTCAATGCCTATCTTGCGCTTCGAACAATTCGCAGTCAAGAAGACAGAGCTTGGAGTAGCTCCTGGTCTCCAGATCAACTTCATGCGTTATAACAACCTCGGAAATGCATCTTCACTAGTTGAAGGTGTCCGTATGTCAACAAACGCACTTACAGCACAGCAGTTCTCAATCACAGTAGCAGAGCACGGCTTTGCAATTGCTGTATCAGAACTTCTACTTAACGCATCATTTGATGACGTTATGGCATCAGCTTCACGTCTTCTTGGACGTAACATGGCTCTCTACCTTGATGGCCAGGCTCGTGACACACTCATGGCTGCTTCATCTGTAATCTACGGTGAAGATCGTTCAGGCCTATACTCATCAACTGCTAACGCAGCTGGTAACAACCTTTATGCATATGGCACAAATGGTACATCACGTGCTTCAATGACAGGTAACTACTTCCTCTCAACACGTACTGTTAAGGACGCAGTTGAGACACTTGCAACACGTAACATTCCTCGCCTTGGTGAGACATATGTTGCATTCGTGCACCCACACCAGAGCCGTCGTCTTCGTGACAACTCAGAGTTCATCGAAGTAACAAAGTACGCTGCTCCAGGTAACTTCATGCTAGGTGAAATCGGTCGTCTTTATGACACAGTATTCATCGAAACAACTCAGATCCAGAAGGTAACAAACGGTGCTGGTGCAAACTACACCACAGATACAGCTGTTGATCCAGCTTCTATCGTTTACCCAACTGGTGGAGGTTACACAACTCCAGTAACAAAGACAGGTAACGGATCTAACGACCGCTACTCTGCAATCTTTATTGGAGACAACGCATTCGGTCACGCAATCTCACTTCCAGTTGAGCTTCGTGACGGCGGTATTCTTGACTTCGGTCGTGAGCACGCTCTTGCATGGTACGCAATTTACGGTCTTGGTCTTATCACAGATCAGTCTGTAGTTATCGCAGAAACCAACTAATTTAATACAGTGGCCTGGGGGAGCGCAAGCTCCCCCAGCTACTATCAAAATCAACTATAAGGAGAACACAAATCGTGTCAAAAGCAAAAGTATCAGATGTCACAGGACGTCAACGTGAAGAACAATTGAAGGCAGTGGCTGAACAGCAAGCTGCAAGGGCAAATGAAATCTCTATGGCAACAAGAGTACAAGAATTTAAAGATGAAACTGAGATTACAGATCTCACAGCAAATCCATCAAACCCAACTATCATTGACGAAGTCGAAAGCGTAGGGGTTTCCTTAGCAGATGACCAAGTTGTTATCCGTGTTGCGGAAACACTTGAAATGATGGCATTTGGCGCCGGTAACTATTACTCATTCCAAGCAGGCAAGAAGTACAAGGTCTCTAAAGATCTTGCTCGCCATCTTGAAGAAAAGGGTTACCTATCAAATAGATTGTAAGAGGATACTCTCCTCTATAGTCCGCTCAACCTCGACAACCGCCCTCCTGTCGGGGTTGAGCCTTTTTAGCCTGACTAATTAATACTTTTATAAGATGATTAGCACATAACCTTTATGGAGGATCAGTGGCTACACTATCACAACTCGCTAGCAGATTGCGGTCAGAAATTGGCGATACTCCTCGTTCTTTTGTAGATACTTATACAGGGGATGGAAGTACAACCAGATTTCAACTCAGTCAGGCTCCAGTATTAGGCAGTAGCCTAAGTATTAAAGTAGCTCTTCCAGTTGTTACCTCTACTGTGACTGCCGCTTCAGCTAGCTCTGGAACAATTACCTATGCCTCCGCAAATACTCTTAGTGTAGGGCAGCTTGTAACCATTACTGGACTATCCACCACCGCCTTTAATCTATCCAATGCAGTGGTGGCATCTAGAACCTCAACTCAGTTTACAGTTACAAATGCAGCTACAGGAACCGCTGTAACTGGGGCTACGGCAGTGGCCACGGGTTTAGCAACCACACTTGATGTCTCTTCTACAACTGTTATAGAAGAAGGCATCGGTATTATGACTTTGGCAGTGGCCCCAGCAAATAATTCGGTTATAACCGTATCGGGCACCGCTTATCGATACTTTACTGATTCTGAAATTTGTTATTATGTAAATACTGCCTTTTTAGAGCACTCTCGCAATGAGTCAGATACTAATGGTAGTGCTCTTACTCAATTGAGTAGGCTTCCAGGCATTGAAGAATACCCACTAATTCTTTTGGCATCAACTATGGCTCTCTATACATTAGCTAATGATGCTTCATTTGATATTGATATCATCTCCCCAGACGGTGTCTCTATCCCACGTTCTGAGCGTTATCGTCAACTTACAGAGATGATTCAAGTTCGTAAAGATCAATATAAAGAACTTTGCGCAATGCTAGGTGTTGGTCTTTATCGTATTGAGGTTATGAGCTTACGTCGTATTAGCCGCATGACTAATCGTTATATTCCTATTTATCGTCCTCAAGAAATTGACGATGGGTCTATCCCACAAAGAGTTTCTCTACCTATCCCTAATTACGGGGATGTCACACCAGATGTTCCTGTTATCTCTAAGGATCTTTCACTTTATGCTGGAGATGACTTCATTGAGGTTATTAAGTTTTCTATGGATCTTACTGCATATACTCCTCTTGCTCAAATTCGTCTCTATCCAGCTGTGCCTGGAAGCAGAGTTGGCCCAGTAATTCTTGGTGCATTTACATTAACAAAGAGTGCGTCTACAACCGGTGGAATGGTAGATACCCTAACCATGACTCTTCCAGGTTCAGTTACAAAAGATCTTCCAAATGTTTCTTACTACGATCTACAACTTACCTCAAACAGTGGCACAGTCAAAACATATCTTTATGGCAAAGTCTTTACACACTCAGAGGTTAGTATTCCACTAGGACCGTCCTAATGAGCTGCGTAGATAGCTGCGGAACATGCAGCCAATGTACTGAACTCATCATTATTACTGATGTAGCTCCAGGCATTACATATATTGAATCAGATCTTATTCCTAACCCTTTATCACCAGATATAACTAATATTGCTGCTGCTGGACCACAAGGTATTCAAGGTGTGCAAGGATCTACCGGTGCTGGACTTCAAGGTATTCAGGGACCTCAGGGCACTACAGGCATCCAAGGCATTACTGGTATGCAGGGCACACAAGGAATACAGGGGATACAAGGTAATCAAGGTACCACTGGTATTCAAGGTACTCAAGGGTTACAGGGTCTGCAAGGAGTACAGGGAACCCAAGGAGTCCAGGGAACTACAGGCTCCCAAGGAATCCAAGGTATACAAGGAGTTCAGGGAGTACAAGGAGTACAAGGTTTAACTGGTTTACAAGGAACTATTGGACGAGACGGTAACTTTGGTGGAGCTTCTTTTGACTACACTTACAGCACAACAATAACTGCTACAGACCCAGGTGTTGGAAAAGTTCAGTTTAATAGTTTAACTTTATCATCTGCAACCGCAGTTTATTTAGATGCTAGCAATGATGCTTCTACTGATATTTCGTCATTCTTAAACACAATTGGTACCTCTACTTCAACAATAAAAGGCCACTTCCGAATGTCAAAGAAATTTGACTCTAATTCATTTGTTCTTTTTACCATCACTTCAGTAACAAACAATACTGGTTGGTTTACTGTTAACTCATCATACGTTTCTGGAAATGGAACGTTTACAAACTTAGATGATATTATTATAACTTTTGCTCGTACTGGTGATAAAGGTGACACTGGTATTCAAGGAACTACAGGTACACAGGGCACAACTGGCACTCAAGGTACCCAAGGCACTCAGGGAATTCAAGGTTCTTTAGGCACTATTGCTTTAGTTTTCAACAGCGGAACTACATCTACATCTTCAAGCGCTGGGCAGTTCAACTTTAACAATGCAACCCTTGCTTCTGTTACATCTCTTTACATCAATAGCACTGCGGGCGCTCCAATAGCAATCGGTGACACTCTTACACTCTCACTTGGTACAACTTACGCAAGATTCACTGTTTCAGCGGCACCCACATTACTTACAACAACTTATACTGTACCCGTAACATTTGGCGCTTCTAATGGAACGTTTACAAATGGTGTTACTTATGGATTTGATGAAGCCAATAGAGGTATTCAGGGCACAAACGGCACCCAAGGTACAACTGGTACTCAAGGCACAACTGGTTTGCAAGGCATTACAGGTTCACAGGGCATAATTGGTTTACAGGGAACAACAGGTTCTCAGGGAACCATAGGTTCACAAGGTACTATTGGTTTGCAAGGGTTAACTGGTGCACAGGGAACATTGGGTACTCAAGGAACGCAAGGAATCCAGGGAATCCAAGGAATACAAGGAATACAAGGAATACAAGGCACAACAGGTCTTCAAGGTTTAACAGGACTGCAGGGTGTTCAAGGACGTTACACGCTTTCAGCAACAGCGCCTTCTTCACCTATAGTTGGAGATGCGTGGGTAGACACAGATGATGGGCGCACATATATCTATGATTCTACTGGTTGGTTTGAGCCATACGATAATTTAGTAGGAATTCAAGGTACTCAAGGAATACAAGGAAACCAAGGTACTACAGGAATACAGGGAACATTTGGACCAGCAACTGTCCCATTAAACTCTCAAACATCGTCCTATACTCTTGCGGCAAGTGATAACGGAAAACTTATCGCTATAACCACAGGCGGAGTAACCGTTCCAGTAAACACCTTTGCTGCTGGAGATAATATTGTTATTTTTAACAACTCAACCAATAGCCAAACTATTACACAAGGCGCTAGTACAACTCTTAGATTAGCTGGAACCGCCTCTACAGGAAATAGAACTTTATCCCAGTATGGAATAGCTACTATTATCTGTGTTAACGCTACTGCTGGCGCACATGTGTTCACTATATCTGGGGCGGGGTTAAGCTAATATGGTACTTGCAACCGCTACTGCTGGATACGGTGTTGGCTCTATAGTTAGAGACTCAAGCTTAATTACTTACTATGACCCATCCTTAAAGCAATCATATTCTGGTACTGGCGCAACCCTTACTGATTTAAGCGGAAATGCTAATACTGGAACGCTACAAAACTCACCTACTTTTAACACTACTAACTTTTCACTTAATGGAACAAATCAGCATATAACTACAACTACTTCTTTTGTAAACCCAAATTCATATACAACATGTGTTTGGTTTAGCACTACCTCTGTAGCAGGGCGAGTGTTATTTCAACACGAAAATAATCAAACAGGTACAACTGGCTCTGTGTATGGAAGAAGAATGTGGGTAGGAACAGATGGCCTTTTATACGCTGGTATTTATAATGCAGCAGTTAGATACGGAAGAACAGCATTTTCTGTAACAGACGGTGTTTGGAGATACGCGTCGTCGCATTACAACGGTACAGACTTAAGTCTTTACGTAAACGGCGAACTTGTAGTTACCTATGCAGCTATTGGAACCTCTGAAGCTACTACTGGTTGGTGGAGGATTGGTTCTTATAAGTCAACAGCTTGGCCCGTTGCATCTGATGGCTACTTTACTGGAAATGTTGGACCTATACAGATTTATAATAGGTCACTTAGTGCTGCTGAAATTTTACAGAACTTTAATGCCCAACGAGGAAGGTTTGGTGTCTGATGCCTATTAGTTTTCCTACTACTGGGTTAGTTGCAAATGTAACTACCTACAGTTTTGCAGATCGCACTTGGCTTTGGAACGGCTCTGCTTGGCAATCTGTTGGCACCGTACAAGGGGTTAATGGCGCTCAAGGTACCCAAGGAATTCAAGGAAACCAAGGTACAACTGGAATTCAAGGTACAACTGGTACTCAAGGTACTACTGGAACGCAGGGGCTTCAAGGTAGACAAGGAACCACAGGTACCCAAGGAACTACTGGTACTCAGGGTACGACAGGTTTACAAGGTTTACTTGGAACACAAGGAGCTACTGGTACTCAAGGTACAAATGGGTTGCAAGGAACAACTGGTGCCCAAGGTACTCAAGGAACTATTGGGTTACAAGGAGTAACAGGAACTCAAGGATTACTTGGTATTCAAGGTATTCAAGGTACAGTAGGAACAAGTGGCGTTTCTTCTAGCTACTTTAATTACAGAATTGATACTAACTCCACAGCTAATACTGACCCTGGTGCAGGTAATGTACGTTATAACAACGCTACCCAGACAAGTGCTACAGCTTTATACATTGACCATTTAACACAAGATAATATTGATATAGATATATTCTTGGCGCTTTTACAGGTTAATGACAACCTCTTTGTTCAAGATGCAAATAACTCTGCCAACTTCCAACAGTTTAAAGTAAGTGGGGCTATCAACCCAGGCGCTAATACTTATGTTCAAGTACCAGTAACACTTGTCACATCGGGTGGAACTGGAACCACTAATTTCCCAAATAACCATCAAGTTATTTTAGTTACTACCGCTGTTGGTATTCAAGGCACTACTGGTACCCAAGGCGCAAACGGCTTGCAAGGTACCCTTGGGGCACAGGGCTTACAAGGTACTACTGGTTTACAAGGTACAACAGGTACTCAAGGAGTTACTGGAACTCAAGGTACAACGGGTACTCAAGGAACTGATGGCACACAGGGAACTACTGGTACCCAAGGATTAACTGGTACTCAAGGTACTACTGGCTTACAAGGAACTACCGGAACCCAAGGCCTTCAAGGAGTTCAAGGAGTTCAAGGCACACAGGGTGTACAGGGTGTTCAAGGTATTCAGGGACTTCAAGGTCTTCAGGGGACATCAAGTTTATATGTAGCTGCAACTCCACCCGCAGACACTACTGTTCTTTGGCAAGATACAACCGCTTCGGCTGCTAATAATAGTATTCCTGCTGGAGGGTCTGCAAATCAGGTACTTAGCAAAATTGATGGGACTGATTATAATTCTCAATGGTCTTCTAACTCTATAACAGTAAATGGTTCTACCGTGGCTTTGGGCGGTTCTACAACTATTTCGGCTTACCCAACAATACTTGCCCCTTGGCGTTCAGGTTATTGGGTTACAACCCCTGGAACAGGAGCAACCACTTTAACTTCAACCGCTCTCTCTTTAAATACAGTGGGGTACTCCCCATTAATTGTTCCTACATCAACAGCATTTAAAACAATATCAGTTTATGTTGTAACTGGGGTAGCCTCTTCAACAGTCAGGCTTGGCATATATAACGCTGACGCAAACTTTGCCCCAACAACACTAGTTCTAGATGCTGGAACAGTAGACAGCTCAACATCAGGCCAAAAATCAATTACTATTAGTCAAACCCTTACAGCGGGTAATTACTGCCTAGCAACTGTAGCTCAAGGAGCAGCGGTATCCTTATATATGCAGACAACCTCTTTGATTATTTTGCCAATGGCTACCTACAGTATCTACACAGCGGGTTTTGGTTATTCACAATCATCAATTACAGGGTCACTGCCTGCAACAGCAACACCAGTAATGGCGTATACAATCGCTTTAGTTGCGCTTGGCGCATCTAAATTGCAGGTGAACTAATGGCTATTAATACTATCTATGGTCTAGGCGGTTATTGTTCTAATTGCGGCCCCTCCCACGACCATCCGCTTTATAATATTATTGAAGAAGTTGAAGTTTTAGATGAGGTGCCAGAATGACGCAACTTAAATATTGGGACGGATCAAGCTGGGTTCCTGCGCTTATTGGCGCTATGGGGCCTCAAGGTGTTCAAGGCATACAAGGGACTCAAAGCACTCAAGGTGTTCAAGGTAGACAAGGTGTACAAGGTACTACTGGAACTCAGGGTACTACTGGAACGCAGGGTACTACAGGTACTCAGGGCACAAATGGTACTCAAGGCACAATTGGTACTCAGGGTTCTACCGGAACACAAGGGCTTACTGGATTACAAGGAACCTCTGGCACTAATGGTACCAACGGCTCTCAAGGAACTACGGGAACGCAAGGTACATCAGGAACAAATGGTAATAATGGGTCTCAAGGAACTACTGGTTCTCAAGGAACTTCAGGTACCAACGGAACTAATGGGTCTCAAGGCACAAACGGTACACAAGGCACCACTGGAACTCAAGGTACTACTGGTCTTCAAGGCACTACTGGGTTACAAGGCTTTACTGGTACTCAGGGAACTTCAGGAACTGACGGTACTCAAGGCATCATTGGTTCTCAAGGTACCTCAGGAACTGATGGAACAAACGGAACGCAGGGTACTACAGGTTCACAAGGGTTGACTGGTATAGGAACCCAAGGTATCCAAGGATTAACAGGAACTGGTACTCAGGGTACTCAAGGTACTCAAGGGCTTGTCAATATAGTGGTGTATGACTCAGACCAAGGTATTCTTTCTCAACAGGTGTTTGGATAAATGGCTATGTACTCAATACATGTTAACTTTGGTAATATAGGTTTTGTTACAGAGGTAGAGGCTACAACCCCAGAAGATGCTAATATAATAGCAATGGATTTAGCGACAAAAGAGTTTGGCCCCAATTTAGACGGAATTACATACAACATAGAGGAAGTTAAATAATGGCAACATATAGCAAAATAGCGTTATCAGGCGCAACATCAGGTGTAGCAATTCCTGTAACCGCTGTGGCACTTACAGCAACCATTACTAACGTTACAGCTTCTTCTGGAACAATTACATATACAGCCACTAACTCATTTGCTGCTAACGAACTAGTTACTATCACTGGTGTTATCTCTAGCACCAACACCACTGGTGCCCCTAACTCTGGGTATAACCTATCTAACGTAGTTATTGCATCAGCCTCTGGTTCTAACTTTACAGTTACCAACGCCGCTACTGGAACATACACATCTGGTGGTACGGCTACTGCTAACCCATCATCTTTAACTGCTATTCACACATCTTCAGCAACTACTACAACAATTGATGAAGTATGGCTCTACGCTACAAATACAGCTACTACTGCAGTTCAGTTGACTATTTTTTATGGAAGCACTGCTACAGGCGGTAATACATACGCACCTATTACTCAAACTATTCCAGCGCAATCTGGGTTAACACTTGTCATACCTGGGCTTATTCTTACTAACGGCGCAGTTACAGTATCTGCTTATGCAACAGCTTTATCTACTACATCAAATGCGGCCTCAGTAATTAATATTTCGGGGTACGTTAACAGGATTGTATAATGGCTAATCCAATTCGCAGAGGAGAATCAGGTTCTCAAGTAAATACTTGGGCGCAGAACGATAGTGCAACAGACTACGGGTTTGCCTCTACTATTTTGCCTTATGGACTTCAACTACGCCAGACAATTAACGCAGGTACAACCTCAGTAAAAATCCCTGATGGAGTTACTTGGGTTTATGCAATCTGTGTTGGTGGTGGCGGTGGCGGTGGTAGCCATTCTTCATCATCAGGTGGCGGTGGCGGCGCAGGTGGCATTGCTTGGGGTTGGACTTTAGCAAACTCAACTTGTGTGGTTGGCTCTGGTGGAACTAACGCCGTAGGCGGTTACACTCGTTATGGTCATATTGTTGCAGGTGGCGGTGCATCTGGTTCAAGTGCAGGTGCAGGTGGTACTAGTGGTTTTCTTGGTGGCGGTGGCGGCG